AGCTCACTCGTCAAGGCAATGGCAAGCGTTCGAAATCGCGCGGCAGCAGGAAGCTTCTACGCGGGCAGGGTCGCTAATCTAGAGAGGTAGCCATTGCTGCCATGATCGAAGTCATTGCCGCAGTGGCGGGTGCGTCAATTTCAGTGGCCGCGATGGGTGCCATGGGATTCAGTAAGCGCAATGATGAAGCGCGTGATGCTGTAATCCGGCTTACAAGTGCAGTGGAGCATATTGCCACTCAGCTTGAGGTGCTGCACACGGACATTAAGGAAGACCGCCGAGAAACGTTCAATAGGTTATCGACGGTGGAGCAAAGAGTATCTAAACTTGAGGGAAGGCCGCCATCCTGTTAATCATGGACCCCACCACTGCTGCAGTCATCGCCATCATCATTGCTGCAGGCTCTGAAATCATCACCTTGCTGCCCATCAAGGAAAACAGCTGGGTGCAACTGATTGTCAAGGCGCTGAAGGTTGTTTTCCCAAAGCGCTGAAGGCCGATACGGTATGGCTGGCGCGATTTGGCCAAAAGACTTGGCGTGATCAACTGCGTAAAGCTGCGCAGGACTACAAGTTTGAGAAAACGCTAGGTCCGAGGCTGGATCGCGCTGAAGCTGACTGGTTAGCAGATCATCCAGTAACACCAAAACTTGTTGTGGTGCATGAACCGCCTAATGATGAGCTACAAACCGGCGAAAGTCGAAAGCTAGGCGGCGCCATGCAAATTAAAGCACCTTGGAGTGATGACGCAGAACAAAATCCGTCTGATTGATCTGTTCAGGTATTACAAGGCATTACCGCATCAGATGGCAGCGGTGACAGAGCTTGAGGCTGCGATCAATAAGGCGAATCCACATATCCTTGGCCGTGATCAGGGTTGGTTTAAGACGTGGAGTCAGTCGGGTAAGCAGGAAGATGATTTGCAACCCGCTGTTGAGTTGATCAAAAAGTTTGAAGGTTGCAGGCTTGAGGCTTATTTGTGTCCTGCTGGTGTCTGGACAATCGGCTATGGCCATACGGGCACGAATGTAAAGGCTGGCCTGAAGATCACGCAGGCTGATGCTGAAGCGTTGCTTCTATCTGATATTGAGCGCTTTGCCCGTGCTGTTGATACTTGGATCAAGGTTGATCTAACGAATAATCAGCGGTGCGCGTTGATCAGCTTTACGTTCAATGTTGGCATTGGTGCGCTGCAGGAAAGCACACTGCGTAAGCGACTGAATAACGGCGAAGATCCCGTCAAGGTGGCGATGGAAGAGCTGCCGAGGTGGAACAAGGGGGATGGCAAGATCCTTGAGGGTTTGGTGCGTCGTCGCCGTGCTGAGGTTGAGTTGTTTTGCCATGGCGTGAAGCCTGTAACGAATGACGTAAAACTGACCCCTGATAAGCCGTTTGATTTTCGCGTTACGCCACACATTAAATATGGCGAGCTGGCGTTAAATCAAGAGGCCAGAAGATTTGATAAACAGCATCAGTGCGATACGGCGATTGTGCTGTGTAATTTCCTTGAAAAGGCAAGGGCTGCATTTGGCGGTAAGCCGATCATCATCACCAGCGGTTACAGAAATCCCCAAATAAATGCATCCGTTGGCGGTGCATCACGCAGCGAACATCTTTACGACGCACCTGATACCGGAGCAGTTGATTTTTACCTTGAAGGTGTCAACATTTATGACCTGCAGGAATGGTGCAAAGTTCACTGGCCCTTTAGCTTGGGTCTAGGTGCACCAAAAGGTTTCATCCATTGCGGAATTAGACCTGGCAGACCGAAAATACAGTGGGTTTACTGAAAACGCCCATACTTATCCCTGTTTCTATTGGGTTTAACGTATACATTCTCTCTGCCCGTTAACCATTGAAGATTGACCGCACGATTGTCGGTTGGATTATTGTTTATGTGATCAATATGATACAAACCCCGAGTTTTACCTTGAATGCCCGGACAAGAAGGGAGAAAAGCATCTGCGACAAGTTGATGGACTTTGCAGGTTTTTAATTTTCCATTTTTTGAAAGCACAACGTGGTAGTAGATGTTTGCGCCAGTATGCAGCTTTAAGATTCTGCCCTTAAATTTATGCATCGCTTGGCCATTCCACCTTTTGCCGGGCAGGCTTTTTACACGCCCTTGATCTGAAACTTCATATAAGCCTTCGTAGCCGACAACGGGCTTCCAAAGCTCTACAATGCCTTCCATCAGCTCAGTTGGGTGAGTTGGTCACGCTCTAGGGGCGGCAACCCGCTGGAGCACCCCAATAATACCGTCAACCTCGTGCTGCTGCCTGATTCTGAGATCCGCGCCCTGTGCCAGTCTCACGCTCTGATTCATCCCTTCAATCCTGATCGCCTAAACCCTGCCAGCTACGACGTGGCGCTAGGCGACAACATCATGATTGAGGTGGCCGAAACCCCTGAGCTGATCAGGCACAGCATTAAGACGCACACCAAGGAGGATCCGTACTGGCTGCAGCCTGGTGAATTTATCCTTGCCGAAACCGAGGAGATTTTTAACCTGCCCGATAGCCCTGCCATTGCGTCTCAGTTTGTACTCAAGTCAAGCCGCGCACGTTCCGGCATTCAACACATGCTGGCCGGATTTTGTGATCCTGGCTGGCACGGCAGCAGACTGACGCTTGAGTTAAAGAATGTGCGTCAAAAGCATCGGGTCGGCATTTGGCCCGGACTGCTGATTGGTCAAATGGTCTTTATGCCTCTTAGTGATGACCCTGAGCGCTCCTACGCAGAGGTTGGCCATTACAACAAGCATGAAACCGTAATGCCATCTTGGGAAACGTTTAACATTCCGGCTAAGCCTGCCAGCTAAGCTTTTAGCGGAGAAGCAAGGATCCTGACCGTCTAGTTGGTGAGCTAGGCGGTTTTTTATTGCCTAGTGATCTGGACCTTGCTCATGCCGCATTGAATCGGGCAGATCTGGGTTTTGCAGGAAGTGAACAGAGAATTCGTCGTATCCACGCTGGTGCGCCCATAGTTGAACGGCACCGATTGTCTTGAAAGGCCCGACGCGTGTTTTGTCTGGCAGTTTGATGTAATAGTTCATGGCGGTTGTCTTCGCTACCGTTTAGGCAAGTCAGTGGCGGCCTTGTGGTTGATCACATTGATGGCACCGAGCTTGTTAGAAAACGTGATGCCAAGCGGCGTTTCAGGGATCATATACTGTTGCACTTTAATTATCACTGCGCTTATTGTTTTGAGCCGTTGGGTAGATCGCCAACGCTTGATCATGTAATCCCAAAAATCAAAGGCGGGACAAGCAACATGAATAACCTTGTGGCGTGTTGTTTTGGCTGCAATATGTCAAAAGGACATAAGGATTGGCGTGTTTGGTACAGGAGTTTGCCGTTTTGGTCGGAGATTGGAGAAGCAAGGATATTGGACTGGATTAGCCAGGATTAAGGCGAAGTCATTTGATGAAGGTAAATCTCGGCTTGAAACAAGTCGGCGCTGTAGCGGCAAATCCCCCCGTAACAAGTGCGGTAGTACATTTCACCGCCTCCTGCAGGCTCTAGGACTTCGATATAACTACCGTCGTCAAATTCCGTTTTGCTCAATACGGTCGGTTCCATCGTTATACAGGTGGCATTGATCTGCGAACTTACCGTAGGCGCTTTGCTTGGCTTCGGGGAACTCAAATTCGCAGCCGTTACCTCCGTTGTTGACGCGCAATACAGACCAGTGCCTGCAATCCCAGCAGGTTAGGTGGCTACGCGGATCCGGATCAAGCGATTGGTACGTTTGGCCCTTTTTGATGCTTTGGTAAATGTTGTGAGCCCGAACAAAGGCGGTTTTTAGGTGTGTCGTTTGAAGATCAATAACAACCGTTGCGCCGCCTTGTTTGGGTAATTTGACCTTGGCACGCCAATTTTCAACGAGCGTTCGCCGTTCTAAAACAACTCTGCCGTTGAATAAATTGATCATGTCATTCGTCTTCGCCAAAGGAAGGCATATGGAAGATGCGCTCTAGCTCGAAGTGATCTGGAGGCATTTCGTCTGGTGCCTGGCCTTCACGGAACGGATCATTGAGATCCCGAATGATGTAGGCGACAGGCGTATGGCGAAGGCGTACCTGAAGTGTGCCAACCCGAGGGCTTTTGGCCAAGACGTTAAAGCACCAATTTTCAAACCAGTTCAGGAAAGGAACTTTGATCTTCATGGCTCAAGCCTTGGGTGGCATCAATTGTGCGATCAAAAGGGTGATAGCAGTATCAGCGTACCGATTAGCCAGCTCGCTGTCAGTACCACCAACAGCACGGATGAGATCAGAACGGAGAACGTTGTAATCAAGGTCACGTAGGTTGCTGGCGACTTCGTGTGAAAACTCATCCCATAGGCCGGTGTAGGTGCTGTCAGTACGGCCTGCGCGGTCATAGATCACGTCCATGAAATCAGCACGGCGTTGATCCAGTTCAATGGCGGTCAGCATGGTTTTTAGCGATTGCAAGGGCTTCGGAACGGGTATCGCAGAGCGGGCCGTACCAGACTGAATTGCCATCCCAGCACCAAGGCTGAAAGGCAGACATGACACCGTAACCAACCCAGTCAGCTCCGTAACAGTGATGTTTGGGGCTGTCATATCGGCTGGCCTCAGCTTTGATCGGTGCCATTGGCTATCGGGCAGTTTGCCGTTTGATAGCGGATGAATGGCTGCAGCGCAGCGTACATGCGGGCACAGTCGTCAATCGTGTGATTGTTGAACCGTGGTGCCCAGTACTCAGCCAGGCATTCAAGCAGGATCTGCTGTATTTCTGCTGTAGAAGTCGCAGATGGCGGCAAAGGTTGGTTCATCTATGGCCTCTGGAAAGCCGTAGGAACATTTGCCGTGCTTGAACTCAACGCAGTTTGTGCAGTGGTTGGCGTTTGCGATGTATTCACGCCGTATTGATTCCTTGACGCGTATGGGAACGCGTGGGATTTCAGGTGCAATGTCAGTCCATGCTTTGCCATTACGGATGAGAGAAATGGCCTGCCGTGTGACGTTGAACTGAGCAGCAAGGGTGCTGTTGTTTTCAGTTGATTGAATGATGTAGACCACATCAGCAGGCGTGAGCTTGGTTTTAATTACGCGTGCCATTCAGGCTGGGAAGTTTTACCTCACTGTGCTTGTCGGGGGTTAGCCAACGTAAGTCGTTGTAGACCGGCCCCCATGTTTCAAAGGCAATTTGTTTGGCCTCTGTTAAACCACAAGCAATGACCCAATCGTAGACATTGACGGATGGGATGGTGAAGTAAAAACGGCGTGGTTGCGGTTGCATAGTCAGCGGGCTTCAATGGGGCGCTTGGATAGGTAGAGCTGGGAGATTTGATAGGTGGCGCCGGTAGCAAAGCTCTGAACGAGGTAGGTAGGCCACGAACAGCCCTCTACCTTGCTGATTACCGTGGCTTCAACCTGAGGCCAACCACGGACGTAACAGGGCATTCCGGGATGAAAGCGCCACAGGTCACGTTCAACTCTGACGCCACGGGAGTTAGGCGACATTTTGTAGGCCTTTTGGCCGGTCGGGATGACGGGCGCAACCATGCCGGCGCACTGAGCGCTGAGTACAACGAGGCTCATTTTTGTGTGGTGTAGATGGCGTGCTGAGTACCGCTGTGGTGGGCGGTTTTAAGGGTGATGCCGTCGTGGATGATGGCGCCGAAGATGAGAGACGGAATCAGTAATTGCAGGATTCCGTAAATGCGATTTTTCATGGTGTGGTGTGGGATGTCGGTTGGCCGGATCGCTCCGGTTGGGTGAATGGTAGCGACTATTCCGGCGGAGTAAACCCCGAAAAGTGGGTTGTTGCAATTCGTGATCTTGACCCCCTGCCTACCGTGAGTGTGATACCGCCCTCATACCAATGGACAAGCAAGCATGGGATTGGATGCTGGTTAAACCAGAGCCGGCTAACGCGTTTCAAATTGAAAAAGAGGCCCGACGCCTAGAGAAGACTCCAAACGCCGGACCCATTGCCGCTCAGTTGTATCGCGCCTGGTCTATGCAGCAGACCTTGCTACAGCAGGCAACCAACCGCATTGCAGCCTTAGAACTACAACTAATAAAAGACAAATATCAAGAAGACAACTGAACGTTCTTCCACGTCTTGCCGTATTTGATCAGATTGACGGTTGTGACATGCACGCCGTAATCGTTGGCAATCTTTTGCGCTGATTCACCGCCTGCAGCGAGACGGCGCTTGATATCAGCCACCTTTTCAGCGTTGAGGGCACCACGCTTGCGCTTGGCCTTGCGACGCTTGCCGGTGATTGCTTGAGGCTGATCGTGCTCGGTTACAGCTTTGGGCTGTACAGCACCACCGGCCTTGATGACCTGCGCGGATTCAATCAACCGCTGGATCTGGCCAATGCGGTTGTTCAGTTCAACGACCTGAGAATCGGTAAGGATGATCATGGAATCCATCAGAAAGAAGTTTCGGGTGATTCGGGCTTCAGCGGGCTAAAGGAGCCTTTATTGCCCCACTTGCCGCCCCACAAGGAGAACCCGGTTTGTTCGGTGTATTCATCCTTGCCGGTGTAGATACGGATGGTCTGGCCTTTGGCTTCCGCCTGTTCAGCCATGCTCATTAAATAGTTGGCCGCAGCCATGGCCTGCTCAGAGGTGAAATCAACAACAATTTGTTCCTCTGGGGATTTGTCGTTTTTGCGGTTGCGATTTTCCTGAATGCGGAACTTCGCCGTAAAGGCAATGTCAGCCATTGTTTGTAAGGAAGCTTGAGATGATGTGGCGCAGCGCCTGATTGATGTTCTGACCTGATTTGGCGCAGTACATCTTCAGTTGCCGGTAGGTATCAGGCGGAAGTTTGGCCGCAACGATGGTGCGGTTTTTCCTCCGGTTGATTTCCTCTTGTGTTTTGGGCCGTCGCCCTGTCATGCGGGATTGTCAGCGATGTACTTAGCGATGAACTCCTTGTGTTCAGGGAACTGGATGCGATCAGCAATACGTGGCGCCATGATCTTGAACTGCTTTTTGAAGGCAGTAATCAGGTCGTCACGTTTTTCGAAGCCCTTCACCCAGCCCTTGATTTCCTCAACTTCGTCATCGGTCAAAAAAACGACCTTTGATTCGGTACTGGCAGCTTTGGGTTCGGCTTTGGGTTTGGCCTTGGGTTGAGTGTCCCGCACTTGGGACGGTTCCTTGGGAGTGTCCTGCTGCAGTGCTGGCTTAGCGAAGTCTTCGCGGTGCGGGTTTTCTATGGCTTCCCGCGCCCAGAGCTGCCATGCAAGGCCGAATTGCGCGGCTGCAGCAGTACAGAGGCAACGCCGATGAGCGTCAGTGAGATCACGGGCAGTGACCTTTTCAAACGCGATGGCGTTATTACGGTTGTCCATGATCGCCTGCGGGAAGGGCGGCGTATCGGATCCGTTGACGTGTTCAAAGCACCCGACCACATAAGCGGTTCCGTCGGGAGACTTCCAGACATGGCCGGTTTCTGGGTGAGCCTTAAGCGCAAACTGCCAGCCAGGCGCGAAATCATGGAGTAGGTGGGCAACACGGCACCAGTTGACGTAATCAGCGGCGTAAGAGCCTGTTCCTTTGGTTGATACGTCTTGCTGCGTGATGATGCCCCCGAGATTGGGGTAATCGGTCATAGGGGTTTGGCAGTGTGGTGATCGGTGAGGACAGGGCTCCGGCCCTTACATGGAGTATACCCCTAAATGGGATGGCTGTCTACAGCAGCTCGAACGTGTACCCGTTGGCCTTGTATCCATGCTTTACAGACCTAGCAATGCACTGCGTGACCACAAACACATCACGCGCTGCAGCGCCCAGGCTTGGGTAGATCTTGCCGGTTTCAATGCAACGCACTCGATGCTGCCTCCAGTGCTTCTCTGGTCGTTTGGGATATGCACGCAGAATTTCCTTGGCCCAACGTGAGTCTTCCAGCAGCATCTGCAGCCCAACCTCATTAGTGCCACCAAGCTGAGACGGGTGATTACGCGCAAAATCCTTAAACATCTTTGTCGTCACGTAATTAAACGCCTGCTTTTTGTTATCCCGCCTGTAAGTCTCAATCGGGTTGTTTTTAAGGCGTTTCCAACGTGCAACTGTGTCTCTGGAAAGTCCAAGCATCTGGCTGAGCTTCATGAAGGTATAAAACTCAACTGTTGGCCGATTTGAATAGCCAAATGTTCTCAGCTTTTTATCAATCGCATTCTTGCTGCGATCAGGCAATCCATTAACGCGTGCCCACAAATTAAACGACCGCGCAAGCCGTGACAGCGGCATCGTATTCACGTGATCAATCAGCCAATCTGTTTCCTCCTGCGTCCACAGACGAACCCGTGTTCGTGGTTTGTTGGCACAGCTCTGGCTGCAAGTCTTTCGCGTTGACGGCCTGCCATTGCGCATAATTTTGATGTCAAACGCAGTTCCGCAAATCTTGCAGATGCGGACGTACTTTGATGCGTTCACAGTTTGTTAATGGTGATCAGGGCTCCTGGTAATTCGCCTTCATTGGCGTACTGTTTTGTAGCTATTAACGTCACAACCTGCGAATCATCTTTGATCAACACATTGGTAATACCGTCCAAGGTTGAACGGCACAGCTTGTCAAGATCAGGCTTGGTGAACTTGTAAAACGGCGCCTTGGGCTTGATTTCACCTTTGCTGGTGTAATGCGCCTTGGGGCGGCTGAACAGAAAGGTAATTAGCACGCTGACAGGTTCATCAATCAACGCCTCGCCGGTTTCAAGGGCAGCCTGGCTGACGGCAAAACGCCACGGCTTGACCTTCTTTGATGCCTCAATCATGCGGCCATTGCCAACATGACGCTTGCTGCCCTGTGGCGCCGGCTCAATGCCCTGCACGGCAAACTTCACTTCGTATGCGTTAGACAACGATTCAGGTGTTCAACTGGCGTGCTCAGTGTGATGCCTTGCACGTCGGGGCGCTTTGAAAGTAACCAGAACAGAACCCGCGTTTGCCAGCTCAGGCCATAAGGGTTGTTAGTCATCAGATCGCATCAGGCAGTTTTCAAGGTGTTTTTTCTGTGGAATGGACTGGTAATACAGGCTTTTGCGTTCGTCTTTTGGATCAACGGTCAGCAGGTACTGCACCAGCTCTGCCACAGCGTCTGTGTATTGCTCTGGATCCCATAGGTCGTACTTGGCCAAAATGGCATCAATGCGATCGTCTACGGGAGAGCCAGCCATCAGAACTCTGCCTTTGGCAGCGTCACTCTCCAGTATTCTGTTTCCTTCTTCTGAGCGACGCCCTCAAACTGCTCTAGCTGCTGGAGTTCCTTGACGGCATTGCTGTACTGCCAACTTGTGCGAGTGCAGCGGGATACCTTGATGCCGTGAAGGGCAAGATTGCCTTCATCGTCTTTAATGTCGTCTAGGTCGCCTGCGGTGTACATCAGGGCAAGGTCATCCATGAGGCGATCAAGGATTTCCTGATGACGTGCGATTTCCTTTTTGGTGCTGGCGATAACGCCAAGGAGGGTGCTGGGGTTGGTCATGGTGAAGAAAAGGCCCCATGAGGGGCCACAAGATCAGAACAGGAGGCCGAGGCAGAAGCTGACGGCTGCAATCCATAAAGCAACGGTGATCTGTTCCTTGGATTCGTTCACCTGTTGTTCAAGGGTTGAGGTGGTGTCGGCTTGCTGCTGTAGCAGGTCGATCAGTTGTGCCTTGGTGGCACGGTTGAGGTTGATCATGGCGTTTCGTGTCGTGGTGGCATCGCTGCCATAGGGAGTATACCCCTAAACGGAGGGTGTGGCAACCCGCCTCAGAACTCAGGCTGATTCAGCATCAAAAACGCATCACGGGCGCCCTGCCACTCGATCACCGCGTCATCAACATCCACCTTCTGCAGCGTCGTACTGCCCGGACGGCTCCACAGCACACCAGCCTTCTGCACATACAGCTTCGGCCAGTGCAGGCTCAGCATCCCTAAATACCCGCCCAACTGCGGGCTCACGTCATACGGGCTGGCATCGGCCTTGCCCTGCGTCTTTAGATCCACCAGCACAAGCTGTTGATGATCATCCTTACGCCGCAGCAGGCAATCAAAGCTGCCAGCAATATTGCGGTCCAAGTCACAAAGCCGATACTCGCAGGCCACTGCCTCATACGTATTCCAGACGGAATGCTCAAGCAGCGGCTCAACCCATTCGCTGTACTCCTCCGGATACTCCCCTGGCTCACCAGTCGTCAGAAACGTCTCCAGCGCCAAATGCACCGCCTTCCCACGCGGCTCCCAAATGTGTTTCGTCTCCATAATCCGCTTCATCGCCCACGCATCCTTCGTGCCCTTGCACACCTGCGTCACTGAATGATTCAGCCACTGACCCGTGGGTTGCCATTGGTAGCGGTGTGCCTCCTCGTTGAACAGGATCGGCAGGGGTGGGAGCCAGCGCGAAGTCTCTTGGGTCTGTGACTTGGACGCGTTCGGACGGTGTGGGCTCATCTCTGAGGGGATTACGGAAGACAGGCGGTGTAAAGCCGGGAATGCGCTTGGCATCCTCCATTGTGATGACCCAGCCCGGCGATGGCTGATCCAAGTCCTCCAGCCGCCAATGGCCAGCAGCAATGCCACGACGCAGCAGCAGGCGTACTTCAGTCAGATCAAAAGCAAGACGCATCAGATGTGGCTCCACAACCGTTCCTTATCAGCCTTGTCACGCTCCGACGCGGCCATGGGATGCACCACATACCGCGCTGCCAGCGGGCTCTTAGGGTCATCAGCGCCCACGTTCGGGCAGTAGGTCATGTACAGGCCCTGATCGTCGTACTTGCCCATCGGGTGCCCGTAAGCGGCATCAGGCGGTGCTGTGCGGGTCGTGGTGACGCTGTAGCTCACTTGCTTGGTCTTGGCATCAGCGGTCTGCCAGACGTACTTGCCCTTGTTTTCTGGTGCGTACAGTTTCATGGTGAGTCTTAAACGGGATTACCGATCTCGAAGTTTTGGATTGATCAGCCTGCGCTCTGCTGATGCACGGGGCGAACGGGCTGACCATTGACGATCAGATGCCTCCTGCCTGCGCAGCCATTGAGCTGTTGTTTGCCCGTCCCTAGGGCCGCTACGTGGTAGCCGCGTGATCTTGGGTTGGTCGTTGGCTTCCATGATCAGTCGTCGTAAACCCAGCAGCGGTTGCCCTCATCCCAATACTTCCCGCCGCTCTGACGCTTGTGCTCTTCGAGATACACCTCGTACTTGCCGTCACGAAGCCAGCGAAACAGGTCAGGAAGGCTGCCTACGAACTCCCCGGCACCCATCTTGCGCTTCTGCTCGGCAATCGCCCTTCTAGCGGCTTCTAGGAGGGTCTCAGGGCCTTCAAGGGCAACGATGCCCTTCCACTCGTCAAATGCCTTCGGCTTGGTCTGGGATGAGACACGATCAGGCGCAGATTGATACAGCTTCCACAGCTCCTCAAACTCCGGCGTGTAATTAGCTTTTTTGCGCTTTTTGCTAGCGATTGCAACTTCTTCTGGATTTTCGTTAATTTTTTCCGACCGTTCTTTATTATTTAGATTATAAGATTCTTTATTAGTAATACTAGAAGAAGAATTAGAGGCTTCGCTCCCTGTCGGTCGCTCCGCCAGCGTAACATCCCTGTCAACCCCTAGCTCCACCAGATAGGCGCAAAAGCCAGACAGGGACATGGTTCTGGGCTTGTAACGCTCCAAGTCACAAACCAAATCCTCCGGTAATCGAAGAAATACACCTTTTGCCATTGCTTGCAGTTGATAGCGGATAAAGGACAGGTGCTAACGGGTGTTGCAATCGCTAGCAGGGAAACCTTAGCCGGATTTTTGGCGCTGGCAAGCATCCCAAGGCACATTTCCACAATCCCTTCAAGTCTTATTTGCGTCTACTGCGTCGCACATCAGTCGCATCTGAGTCCCATTCGCCACCATTCTCTCGTTTTCGGTTTATCCTTTTCTTATTGATTTTTTTCTTCAACGTTGGCGCGATCAACCGCTGCCGAAGTCAACTTCCGCGTTGACACTATTTACGGTCTTCTGACCGAAGGACAATCGCGTGGTCAGATTGTTCAATTCGGATCGAAGCAATGGAACATCACTCCACGTCAAGTTGATGAATACATCCAACGTGCTCGCATTCGCCTAGAAGAAGACGCCGCCATGACTCGCCCCTCGTGGATCGCTGAAGCCTTAGGCCGCGCTCGTACCTACGAACAGTCCGCTTACAAGCGTGGTCAAACGCAGGTCGCCCTCAACGCCATCCAACTCCAAGCCAAACTGATCGGCCTTGAAATTTGAGCCTGCTAGCCCACGCCCCTGGCGGCTTCCTGCTTGAACCGCCTTCAAGTCAAACGCCCGGACCCTCAGCAGAGCAGGCGTTAGAACGCATTCGGCAAACGCTGTTGCCACATCAGCTCGCGTTCTGTGATGACACGGCGCACCGCAAGCTTGCCCTCGTCTGCGGGTTTGGTGCTGGCAAGACGCACGGCCTAGTGGCAAAAGCTGTGCACATGGCGGCATTAAATATCGGCTACGTGTCAGCCCTGTTTGAACCTGTCGCCCCGATGCTGCGCGACATTTTGCAGCGCACGATGGATGACCTTTTAGAGGAATGGCAAATACCTTTTGATTTCCGCGTCAGTCCATTACCTGAATACACCCTGCACTTTGCCGAGGGCAGTCACACGATCCTGCTGCGCACGATGGAAACATGGAACCGCATCCGTGGCCAGAACTTGTGCGCCATTGGTTTTGACGAAGCCGACACAGCAAACAAACGGGTAGCAGAGCAGGCAACACGAATGGCCCTCGCCCGTCTTCGTGCTGGCAACGTGCAGCAGTTCTATGCCGCCACCACGCCCGAGGGTTACGGCTGGGCATTTGACACGTTCGACCGCAACGCCGGTGAGGACACCGCACTGATCCGTGCTCGCACCATGGATAACCCGTACCTGCCCGATGGCTTTATCGACAGCCTGATGGCGAACTATCCGCCGCAGTTGATCAAGTCCTACCTAGAAGGGCAATGGGTCAACCTCAACACGGGCCAGGTGTACGACCGCTTTGACCGTACCAAGCATGTGGTGTCTAGCCTGCCTGATGTAAGCCGTGAGCCGCTGCGTGTTGGGGTGGACTTCAACGTGGGCAACATGTCGGCTGTGATCGGGGTGCGGATTGGCAACAGTTTGCTGGTGATCGACGAAATCAGCGGAGCGCACGATACGGACGCGCTGGCCAGTGAGATCAAACGGCGCTACCCAGACAGACGTATCTATGTGTACCCGGATGCCTCAGGCGGTAATCGCAGCACCAACGCCAGCCGTACGGACATTCAGATCCTTGAAAGCCACGGCTTGAGTAACCAATCGGGCAAAGCCAACCCGCCTGTTCGTGATCGGGTGCTTGCGGTGCAAAGCTTGCTGGAAAACGCGAAGGGCCAAATACGGCTCAACGTGGCCGATGGCTGCAGGCGGCTGATCGAATGCCTAGAACTGCAGAGCTACACGGAAAAAGGCGACCCCGATAAGGAGGCCGGCCACGATCACATGGTTGACGCACTGGGGTATCTGGTGTGGCGTGAATTCAACCCGCTGCATCAGGGTGCTGGCCGCGGCACTGGTGTGCGCCTGTATTGACGATTTGTGAAGTGACCACTGGGGTGCTTGTCAGAAGGCAGGGGTATACCCCATAATTAAGGGACAGGGGGCGACCCCACCACTCCCGGCACGGCGCCGGCTCTTCAAATGTTGGTTCTCTCCGAAACCGGCACTCCCTTTACCGAGGCTCAGCTCGATGCGGCCTTCAAAAAGGTTGCTGATCCCGCCGACTGGCGCAACCCCATCAACTACGAGGTGGTTGATCGTGACGAAGTGCACGTCACTGTCTGCGCGATTCAGTACTACACCGCAGCGCCGGTGCAAGTGAAGGATCTGCAGTGGAACGATGAGTTCATGATTTTCTCTCCCGGTTACCGTCTTGGTCCTGCCGGTTGCTGATCACCGGCCCCTTCGGGGGCCTTTTCTTATGACACAACAACATCCCATTATTCCGCCGTCAGAAGAACTGGTGGCATCAATGATCGAGCAAGCGTTTGGTCCGCTTGGTCCTGCTGGGCTTAGCGACAAAAATAAGCTGACTGCTGCTTTCGCCGATCTTTCTACCCGCGCTGCCCAATGGGGCGCAGACCAAGAGCTGGAGGCGTGCTGTAAAGCACTTGAAAGTTGGAATCCACGTATTCCGCCTAATCTCCGCGCCGCCCGCCGCCCGCCGCCCCAAGCCGCCGAGCTTGAAGGAAAAACTGACAGAGGCGCTTTACAACGAAG